TTCAACTTGGAAATTGAATTAGAAACAACTAAGGACGTAAGACAAAGATGGTAAGATTATATTCCAATGGTGTTGATTTAGATTTAGGTGAGTTTTCAACAACACTTACTTTTTCTATTGCCGATATCCGCGAGCCTGACAAGCGTAATGCTTCATTCAGTAAGACCTTAACACTACCAGGAACGAAAGCCAACAATCTATTCTTTGAGAATATGTTTGAGGTCGATGTAGTAACTCAGACATTCAACCCTAATCTAAAAGCGCGAACAGTTCTAAGTGTTGACGGTGTAACTCAGTTCAAAGGGGCTTTAAAGTTAAGGCAGGTTAATTATTTGTTAGGGGGACAGGTAACATACGATTGTAATTTGATTGGGAATTTGGCTGACTTGTTTCAAGACTTAGGAAATAATAGACTTAGGAATTTAGACTTGTCAGCATATGACCATATTTACAATAAAGCTAATATTGTTTCTTCATGGTCGCCAACTTTGGGTGTTGGTTATGCTTACCCAATGATTAATTATGGCACGCATACTAATTTACAGGAGTGGGATGTTTACGATTGGAAACCCGGTGTATTTGCTAAAACTATATTAGATAAAATATTTTCAGAGGCAGGGTATACCTATTCTTCAAACTTTCTTACATCTGATTTATTTAAGCGGTTAATAATACCAAGCAGCGAGGCAAGGCTTCATATTGACGGCACAACTGTAAACGGTAGATTAATAAATGTAGGTCGCACATCTACCTATACTCAGGCATTAGGAACTACGGACGGGGCTACTGTTCAAAATATTATACCAATAAACAATGATAGTAGTGGTAGTTATTTTGACAATGATGCAAGTTTTAATACAGCAACCTATAAACACTCGCCACTGTATTCATCACAGATGGACTACTCGCTTACTTTTGATGGTCAGGTTAAAGTAGTAAAGAATGCAACAGTAGCTTCAAATAATTTAACTCTTGAAATTTATGTAGATTTAATAAGGGATAGGAACGGCACTTTAACACCTATACAGGGTGCAAGCGGAACATACTTTTGGAATGCCCCAAATGCAGCAGGAACTTATTACATAACTACCGACCAGTTCGGAATTACTCAAGATAATAGTTTCTTCGCTCAAATGGTTGATGTGAATAGTGGGGATGACTTGTATTTAAGATTTACCTGTGTAAGTAGCGGAAGCGTAGGTGCTGAAATAACAAGCGTTGAATGGGAAATGAGTAATATATTTTTCCGTAACAGCTTTTCATTTACAGGGGTTTTAGAAGGTGATACATTAGTAGTTTCAGATAATTTGCCGGACATACTTCAAAAGGATTTTTTAATGGGTATTGTTAAGATGTTTAACCTTTACCTTGAGCCTGACAAAGATGATGAAACGCTTTTGAATATTGAGCCTCGCGACACCTATTATAATTCTACTCAAGTAGATTGGTCTGGCAAGTTAGCAACCGAAAAAGATTTAGAGATTGAGCCTATGGCTTTACTAAACTTTAAGCGGCTTATTTGTCAATATAAAGATGATACTGACTACTACAATAAAGATTATAAACAAGCATATGAAAGGAACTACGGTAGTTATTTAGCTAACATAGAAAACGACTTTGTAAGTGGTGAATATAAGATTGAGCCTATATTTGCGCCTACTCCTTTAGTTGGTTCTTATGATAATGACAGGATAATCCCTGCAATATTTGCGGCTACCGGAAACCCGCCAAGCATAGAAATCTTTGGAGCGCAGCCAAGAATACTATATTGGAAAGGATTAACTAATTGTGAGGATTGGAATTTTCTAACTTCTTCTGGTAGCGACTTTAAAACACAATACCCCTACGCAGGACATTTAGATGATCCGCAAACACCAACAATAGATTTATCATTTGGCATTCCGCAAAAGGTTTACTACGGAGTTAATCAGTATATCAGTTCACTAACTTACACGGATAATAACCTTTACAACATCTACTATTCTCAAATGATTTCTGAGATTACAGATAGAGATAGTAAGTTAGTAACGGGTTACTTCTGGCTTACCCCTGTTGATATTCTTAACCTTGACTTTCGCAAGATTTACAGAGTAGGCAGTCACGCTTTAAGGCTGAATAAGATTTACGACTATAATCCGGTTAAACCTAATCTAACCAAGTGTGAGTTTATAAAGATTAAAGACACATCTACTTTCGTTAGTAACTCCGAAATAATGAACGGAGGTATTGACATTGTGATTAATTCGCGTGAAAATGCACCTGTAATTGATATGGGTACGTTTATAGACGGCAATGTGGTAGCCCGTCCGTCATCAACAGTAATTACAGGGGAAAAGAACTATGCAGGTGGCGGGCTATCGACATGGATAAGCGGACGGAACAATAGAGTTCACGGGCGTAATTCGTCAGGGGTAGTAATCACGGGCGAAGATAATATCGTGCAGGACGGAGCGAGTGGTGTAGTAATTCACGGCTATGGAAACAATGTAGGTTTCGGGGCTAAGTCATTGTTCATTCAGGGCGATAGAAATACTATAAATGCAGGGATTGAAAACGTTACATTGTTACATACCAACTCACAAACAATAACAACAAGCGACACGCTATACATTAACGGAGTTGAAAGATTTACAGACGAACCGATATTAAGGACAACGGGATGGGCTTATTCAAATAACAAATTACTTAATTCATTTCCGAATGCGATTAGTGAATTAACCGCACAGGCTAATAAGATAATTTTAGTTAAAGAACTTTTGTTTTGTTTGGATGCGGGCGGAACTCCTTTTAATTTCGCTAACAATATAAAGCTAAGATACACGGGCGGATTTGTAGCCGTTGATATTGACAAGGCAATTATTAATTCTGCAACAGATTATTATTTTCAGGCGATTGATATAAATGCAAAAGTAGCAGTAGGAGAGGGTTTAGAACTTTATTCAGCAGCGGACGCAGCAGTTGGCAACGGAACGTATTATTACAAAATTATTTACCAAGTGATTGATAAACCTTTTTAAGACATGGCAGAAGAAGTAGCAATAGACCTCAATATAAAAACGGGCGAGGCTGAAAAGAATACCCAAAGTTTAAAGGCTAAACTAAAATCTTTAAAACAGGAACTTGCAGGACTTGAAGAGGGTAGTGAAGCGTTTAATAAAATAGCGAAAGAGGCGGGTGAAGTACAGGATAAAATCGGCGACTTAAATCAACGAGTTAAGAATTTAGCTTCTGATACGCGAAAGTTAGATACAGTTGTAGGGGTAGCGCAAGGCATAGCAGGAGGGTTCGCGGCAGCACAGGGAGCAGCAGCTTTATTCGGTGCAGAGAATGAAGACCTAAACAAAACGCTTTTAAAAGTGCAGGGTTCGGTTGCATTACTTAACGGGGTGCAGCAGATAGCTAATACGCTGAATAAAGATAGTGCTGTAATGACTAATCTGAATACAGCAGCGCAAACCGCTTATACATTTGTTGTAGGAACTTCAACGGGTGCGTTAAAACTTTTCAGAATAGCTTTAGCAAGTACTGGAATAGGGTTAGTTGTAATAGCAATCGGTGCTTTAATTGAAAACTTTGATAGCCTTTCAAAATGGATAAAAACAACCATAGATAAATTTGATTTCTTAAAGATTACTATTCAAAAACTTGGAGAAACTTATACATTTGTGGCTAATAAGGTAAGGGACTTTCTTTCTCAATTTGGGCTAATGGATAGTGTAGCGGAACACGCTGCAAAAATGGCTGAAGAAAGAGAAATAAAAAGATTAGAAAGTCAAGTAAAGAATTATGAAAAGGCAATAGCATTACAGAAAGCATTAGGTAATGATACCTATGACTTAGAAATGAAGTTGTGGAATGACAAGATAGAACTTGCTAAATTAAAGGGTGAAGAATATTATCAGATATTAGCAGAGCAAATAACAGCTATACGCAAAAAACAAAAAGAAGATTATGAACAATGGCTAATAGATGAGGAAAGAAGAAAGACGGAGGAGTTTGCAAGAAATTTACAATATGCTAATATTATAGTAGCTGGAGAGCAACAAATTCAAGAAGAGAAGGTTCATGTTTGGGATAATACCGCTATGTTAAAAAAAATGGTAGATGACCAAATGCTCAAAGACCAAAAAACGGCTGAAGAATTATCATTATTTACGGCAAGAGTAAACGCAACAGCAAAACAAAATTTAGCAACACAGGGATTATCATTTGCCCGTAATATCGCTAATATTGCAATTAAAGACGCTCACAAAAATGCAATAGCAATGAAAGCACTTGCAATCGTAGAGCTTGCAATTAATACTGCTAAATCAATATCAAATGCAATAGCAGGAGCTACACAATCAGCAACGGCAACGGGTCCAGGTGCGGTAGTAGCAACTCCTTTATTTATTGCTTCACAGATAGCAACCGTATTGGCAGCGGCAGCACAGGCGGCAGCAATTATAGCAGCACCTATTCCAACTGTAAATGCGCCAAGTGCGGCAGGAGGTTCACCAACAGTAGAACAATTTACTCAGGGAAACACAGCGCCCCAAGTCCCACAAACCCCGTCATCAATTCCTATACCGCAACAGGTGTATGTAACCGAAACCGATATAAGCGGGGTGCAAGGTCAGGTAAATGTGATTGAGGGATTGGCTAAGATACACTGAGTTCTTCACCTGTTAAAGCGAAGTATAAGTTTTGTAATTGGTGAATGTATTTTACTTTTGCAACACTTACACACCTATTCTTGTCATACCATTCAATATTGCCATCGACTATTGAAACCGAAAACTTTAAAATCATATTCTCGTTATCGGTTGCAGTATAATAAAGATAAACTTCTTTAAGTTCTGTTTGTGGTTCTATTCTAAATTTTAACAGCCATTCTTCTGTCAATGGTATTGGTGTATAGTGATTTTCATTATGCTTATTTCCAAGTTCAGCACCTGAATAAATACAGTAGGGTTTTTTGCTATCAAAAACATAATTACCTATTCTTAATTCTGTTGCTTTCATTTTATAAAAATATCAATTTGCACAAATGTAGGAAAAATCTATTTATTAGTATGGATAAGAACTTTCCTATTTACGAATTAACCATTAACGAAGAAGATAATGTCGGGGTTAATTTCATCTCAATAGTTGACCGTCCTGCAATAGAAAAAGGCTGGCACGTATTCAACGGAACTAAACACCGTTTTGAAACTTCAAACAAAGAAAAACGAATAGTATCTGGCGCAGCCATGATTGCCAATATGCCTATTTACAGACGAGATAACTCAAGGGGTGAATACTTTGTGATGTTTAAAGCTGACACTATTCGCAAGATAGTAGAAAAATACTTCCGCAATAAATTTACTTCTAATGTAAATATGAACCATGCCAACGTAACGGACGGGGTTTATGTAATTGAAAGTATGCTAATCGATAAAGCGAGGGGAATAGAAACTCCGAAAGGCTACGATGAACTGCCTGATGGATCATGGTTTGTTTCAATGAAGATTGATAATAATGACGTTTGGGAAAACTTTGTAAAGACAGGAACACTCACGGGTTTTTCAGTTGAAGGAACGTTTATAGAAGAACATTTAACGGACAGTTCCGAGCAGACCATTAAAAAATTGATTGACATTTTTGCACACTAACATAATTAATCTATTTACAGGTATGAATATCAAAGAAAAAATAAAAGAACTTTTAGGGGCTGAAAAATTTTCGGCTATTGAAAACCTAATTAAATCTGCATTCTCTGAGGTAATTGCAAAAGATGGCAGCGTAATAAAATACGAAGGCGAATTAGCAGCGGGGACAGCCGTTTTTGTTTCAACTCCAGATGGTGATATTGCAGTTCCTGATGGCGTTGTGGAATTGGAAGACGGCACTATGTTAGAAGTTGCAGCGGGTATAGTGGTAACAGTAACACCTCCGGCTGAAACAGCAACAGAAAATAAAGAAGAAGTTGCAAATCCTGAAGCAATGACAGTAGAACAAATGGGAACGGCTCTTAGCGACCTATTTGCAAAAGTGGAAGCACTTACAAATACAGTTGCAGAATTGCAAGGTAAATTCAGCGAAACACCAAAAGAAGACATTAATGAAAAGATTGCGAACGCAATTAATGATTTAAAGGCTTCTGAAATTGAAAAGATAAACGCTGACTTCAAAGTAATGGCAGAACTGATTAATGTAATCGGTGACTTACCTGTAAGTGAGCCAAAAGAAAAAGCGCAGGAATTTTCATCTGCAACAGACAAAAAGACAAAACGAATTTTAGAATTATCAAAAAGCATTAACAATTTAAAAAAATAAAACATGGGATTTACAGTATCTTCATTAACAGACTACGTTGACCAAACGTCAACCGACCTCTTAACAGCCGTTCAATTTGGTGCGGAAACCGCAGCACTTATGAACTTGCAGACAGGCATTAAAAGTTCTGCTGCGCTTCAATTATTATCAACCAACTCAGTACCACAGGCAGGTGAAACTTGCGGATTTAACGCTTCAGGTGATGTAACGTTTACACAACGTAACCTTGCAACTGTTGCTATTAAATTCCAGGACACTCTTTGCCCTCGTGCTTTACAAGCAAAATGGACACAAGTTCTTTTGAAGAAAGGTCAGCAAATTTCTGAGGCTGATGTGCCAAAAGTAATTGTAGATAATATCGTAGGCGGTATTAAACAACGTTTGGAAACTGCTGACTGGCAGGGTGACACCACTTCTCCTTCAGCTTACCTAAACCTTTATGATGGATTGATTAAAACTATCGTAAATGCAACAGGTGAAGTAGTTGCAACAGCATCAACTTACAACGCAACAAATGCACGTGCTATTGTTAAAAACATAATCAGCAATATCCCGGCGGCTTTGAAAGGTAACAGCGCAGTAAAAATCTTTATGGGTTATGATGCGGCTGAAATCTACCGTCAGGCTTTGATGGATGCAAACCTATATCACGTAGCAGTAGGAAGCGGTGATCAGAAGAATATCATGGCAGAGGGTTCTGTTCACGAAATCGTGCCGGTTCACGGATTGGATGGGCTTTACAGCACTTCGGGTCAAAACTGTATTTTCGCTTTCAATCCTGACAACGTGTTCTTAGGTGTTGACATGGAGAACGAAGAAGAGCAGGTTAAGATGTGGTATTCAGCCGATGACGATAACGTTAAATACTCTTTCCGTTTCCGCAGAGGCTGGCAGATTGCTTACCCAACTGAAATTGTTAGATACGCTAACTCGTAATAATTAACTAACTCAAAGAGAGGGGCGGGAATAAAAGCCCGCCTTTCTTTTTTAAAACAAAATAAAACATGGCTTGTTCATTAACAGTTGGCTACTCACTCGGATGTAGAACGTCAGTAGGCGGTGTTGAATGGGTGTCATTCATAGCTTACGGAAATAAGGGAACAGTAACGGCAGCTTCCGGCACAATAACAGCGTGGACTGTTGGCGGTGGTCAGTTCTTTAAATACGAACAGGAAGAAGAAGTAAGCGAGGCTACAAGCAACGAAACACTTTCACGTCCTAACGGAACTATCTTTTACGCACAGGAAATTAAACTCGCTATCAATGGGCTTACTGCTGCATTACGTCAGGAATTAAAACTGCTTGCACAGAATAGACTAATTGCTATCGTGAAGATGCGTGACGGTCAATCATGGGCTTTTGGTTTGGATTATGGACTGATGAAATCGGCTCAGGCTTCAAAGTCAGGTTTGGCTTTTGGAGATAGAAACGGATATGAGATTACATTCTCAGGAAACGAAGCAAACGATATTCAGCTTGTAAGTTCATCTGTTGTAACTTCATTAGGATTGTAAATAATTATTATATTTGCAGCATTAACGTTCTTTATATAATCTGGTTTTTAGAAAGACCCTTGCAATTTGCAAGGGTTTTTTTATTATATTCGCAGCATGAAAATACTTTTAGTCTATAATTTAGGCGGTGCAGGTAGCAACTTCTACCGATTAGAAATGCCGCACCATCACTTAGGGGAAAATTACCCTGTTGAACTTTGGAGCGTTGGCGATATAAACGAGATTGAGGACTTCGGAAAATATGACTTTGTAATCTTTTCGCGTGGTATTAATTATGACGGCTATACAAAAGAAATAGCTAAGAAGATAAAAGAGAAAACAAAATTAGTTTTAGATTTAGACGATTATTGGCGGCTTGGTCCGGGTCATATACTTTGTAAGGAATGGCAAGAACATAAGACTTCGGAGCAAATAAAAGAAGCTATTGAAGTTTCAGATCATGTAATTGTAACTACTAAATATCTTGCTAAGTCGGTAAAAGGAATTAACCGAAACGTTCATGTAATACCTAATGCAGTATTCCCTGAAGTTTACAAGCAGTTTCAATATGAAAAGATTGAGCGAACAGATAAATTAAGATTAGGCTGGATAGGTGGGTCTTGTCACGTTGAAGACATAGAGTTATTGTATTGGTTTGCTCAAGATGTGTATAATCAATCTTTGCCTGTTCACTTTAACTTTGTTCACGATGGAAATAAAGAAGGGGTGTATGAGTATTATAAAAGGATAATAACGAATGACTATAAGAATGAAAACTACACAGCACTCCCGACTACCGATGTTTATTCTTACGGACTACATTACAATTCTTTTGATGTTGCATTAGCACCTTTACGGAATACTGAATTTAACACAAAAAAAAGCGAGTTAAAAGTAATTGAGGCAGGCTTCCATAAGAAAGGATTGATAGTGTCCGATGTAAAGCCATATACAGACATTTGCAACGCTAAAAACTCTATTATAGTAAAGTATAGCGAAGACTGGGTAAAAGGCGTTAAACGCTTAATTGAAAGCCCTGCATTATTAGAAGACATAAGTGAGCAGTTATACTTGGACGTTCAGAAGTTTCACGTATCGGAAGTAAATAAAAAAAGATGGGAGTTGTATCAATCTATTGCACAAAAGTAGATTTCTTCTATTTAGAAGTATGATTAGTATTGTAAAGGCTTCTGCTAATACGGTAGTTGTTACGTTGGCTGAAAAGACTACATTAACAGGAACGGTTTATTATTTGTGGAAATTCGTAAACGATCAGGACGGAAGTATTGACTATTGTATAGCAACTGATTTAAGTTCTTACACATATCGTTATAATAAATTTACAATTACCGAAACCACAAACCCAATAGCACTAAGCGGGCAGGTAAGTTTACAAACAGGCTTTGGAAAGTATTATGTTTACGAACAGGCAAGCAGCACCAATTTAGACCCCACAGGATTAACACAGGTAGAAGAAGGTAAATATTTAGTAACAACAACACTACCGACTGAATACTCACACACCCAAACAATAAACGAATACGTGTATAATGGCTAATAAATTAATGACTTCATCAGCTATAACTTACCTTTCTTTTGAAGAAACGAAGATACCCGTATTTAAAGAAGTAAAAGGAAAAGACTGGATATTCTACGGGGCGAATAATCTTTACCCCAATGAGTTGATTGATTTGTTCAGCCGTTCAACTACACACAATACTATTGTAAATTCAAAGAGCGAATACATTGCAGGGCAAGGACTGCGTTCTAAATCTTTAAACACTTCCGACCAAGTAGCTTTTCAGATTTTCAATAACACATTTACAAGCGGAACAGTAGATAGTTTATTCGCAAAAGTGGCATTAGATAACGAACTTTTTAACGGGTTTGCTTTACAAATGATACCTACTAAAAAAGGCGGATGGACAGCGTATCATGTTAGCTTTTCACGTATAAGAGCAAATGAAGATAGGACTACATTCTACTATTCAGAGGATTGGAGTAAGTATAGGCAAGATGCTGACGATACAGGCTATAAAGAGTTTCCTGCATTTGACAAAGACAAGAAAAAAGAAAGTATTTTATACTTTGTAAATTATCGACCTAAAAACGGAATGGACACTTACCCCACTCCAAACTATTTACCTGCTACTCCTTATATTGAGTGTGATTACCAGATAGCAAATTTTCACGTAAATAATTTAAGGAACGGGTTTACAGGTTCTACTATTATCAACTTTTTTAATGGTGAGCCAACACCGGAAGAACAAAGAAAAATCGAGCAGAAGTTAAAACGTAAATTTGCAGGGACAGATAATGCAGGCGGTGTGATACTTGTATTTTCAGACAGT